ATTAACAAGTTTACAACAAAAGAAGTATTAAATAAGGTACTTTTAGATTCATCTGGCAATTCAGTTGCCGCATTTTCACACACAACCCAAGAAGCGTTAAACGCTGTATTAGATTCTACAAACAGTAGATTAAATGTATCACTAGTAGGTGGTACAATATCTGGCGATATGACTATAAGTGGTGACTTAACTGTAACTGGTAGTACTGCAATAACAACTAACGAGGTTATTCAAGGCACATCAATAATAGATGTAACTAATACTGAAGCATTTCTAGTTAGAAAAAATTCTGATGCTGGAGATATACTTATAGTAGACACTACTAATAATGAAATAGAGATGTATAATAAAGTTGGTATTAACACAACACCAGATTCAACTTTACATATAAAATCAAATACTGCTTCAGAGCCAATTGTTAAATTAGAAAATACAGGAGATAATGCTTTAGCTAATCAGTTAATATTTTTAACTAGCGGTGCGGCTAATGATAATGATGATTCAGGTGTAATTAGATTTAAAGGAATGAATGATGCTGGAACACCTGAAGAAATAGAATATGCGACAATATATGTAAATCACGATGATGTATCTGATGGAACTGAAGATGCAACTATGTTTTTTAGAGTACAAGGAAATGGTACTTTAGGAAATAGACTTGTACTTGATGGTAACTCTCGGATTAGTCTATCTAATAATGCTGGTGGTAATAACAACACAGTATTTGGCAAATTAGCTGGAGCAGATTTAACCTCAGATGCTGACCACTCTGCTTTTTTTGGAGAACAAGCTGGAACAAATATATCAACAGGAGATTATAATACTGCTATAGGTTCATTATCTTTACATGGAAGTGATTCAACTGCACACACAGGAACAAATAATACTGCTCTTGGATATAAAGCAGGTTTTAGTATACAAGGAGCGGCATCTAATAATACTTTTATTGGGTCAGATGCTGGTGCATCTATTAATCATGTCAATGCAGATGATAACGTAATCATTGGTGCATTTGCTGGTACTGGTGGAGCTGGTCAGTTTTCAAATAATGTTGCTATCGGTTCTAATGCTTTAAATTCTACTGGTAGCACCGCTGTACAAAAAGTAATAGCAATAGGAAGTAATGCTTTAACTGGAGCTAATCACGCTAATGCTTCTTTTAGTGTTGGAATTGGACATCAAGCATTATCAGCAGTTACACAAGGTAGTGCTAATTTTGGTGTTGGATATCAAGCTGTGAATAGTACAACTACTGGTAGCTTTAATACAGGAATTGGTAATAATGCTGGTACTTTTAACATTACTGGAAACAATAATACTTATGTTGGTTATCAAAGTGGACTTGGAGCGTATGAAGCTGGTTCACAAAGTAACAATACTGCTGTAGGGTATCAAACTTTAAATGATGTAACAACTGGCTCTAGCAATGTTTCTATAGGTTCTTATAGTTTAGATGCTTTAACAACTACAAATAATATGGTTGCAGTTGGATATGAATCAGGTTCAGCAGTTAATCATGCTGGTGCAGAAGGTGGAACTTATATAGGATATCAAGCTAGTAAAGCAAACACAAGTGGTGGACACAATACTTCGGTTGGATATCAAACCTTAACAACTAATAGTATATCGGCTTATAATACTGCTATTGGTTCTCAGGCATTAAAAAGCGTAACTGCAGAGTCTAATACTGCTGTAGGTTATAGAGCTGGTTATGGAGCAACATCCAATGGCGGTAATACAGCAGTTGGTTACAAATCATTTCACAATGTTGGTAATGCAAGTGGTACTTATAATGTAGCTATTGGTTACGAAGCATTAATGGGTGGAACTGGAACTGCTACAGATAACGATGCTAATAGTAGTGTTGCAATAGGTTATAGAGCCTTACAAGATGTAGTAGATGCAGATCACAATATAGCTATTGGATATTTAGCATCAACAAACATTGTAGGTGGAGAATCTAATATTGCTATAGGTTCAAGTGCATTAACTGCCGCAACAGATAACACAAAAAACATTGCTATTGGATTGTCTGCTTTATCATCTGCTGATTCAGGCGAAAATTCAAATGTAGCTATTGGCTTTCAAGCTGGTAATGCTATAAACCACTCATCATCAGACCAAAATGTAATTATAGGAACAAACGCTGGAACTGGTGGAGCAAATCAATTCGACTCAAATATAGCAATAGGTTCAAATGCTTTGAATAGCACTGATAATAATGTTATGAGTGGTGCAGTTGCTATAGGATATAATGCTCTTACTTCTTTGACATCAGGTGCTTCTAATACAGCGATTGGATATGAGTCAATCAAGGATTTAACAACTGGAACTGCAAATACAGCACTAGGTAGAAAAGCATTGAACTCTGCCGATGGGGCAGAAAGTAATAATGTCGCTATTGGTTCTTCTGCAATGCAAAATGCTAATAATGATAGCACAATAAAAAATGTGGCAATCGGTGCAGATGCTATGTCAGGTGTTACTAGTGGTAATGTAAATAGATGTATTGCTATAGGTTATGGAGCTATGGATGGCTCTGGTAGTATTGATGGACAGCAAAATATTTTTATTGGAGATGGAGCAGGTGGTGGAGCTTGGACAACAGCCGCTTCTAATTCAAATGTCGCTATAGGTGCTACTGCTATGTCAGCGGCTCTAAATGGTGCTTTAGGAAATACTGCTTTAGGACATGATACATTAAAAGCTCTTACAACTGGAGATAATAACGTAGCGATTGGAAGAGTTTCAGGTACTGCTATGACCACTGGAAGTAATACTACTTCAGTAGGGGCATACTCAGGAGATGCATTAACTGTAGGTGGGAATAATGTTTTAATGGGTTATTTTGCTGGTAGTGCAATGGTAGAAGATAGGCAATGTACAGCAGTTGGTTATCTATCATTAGAAAATGCTAATGGCGGTGGCTCAGACGGCACTGCAACAGATACAAATAATACTGCAGTAGGAGCAAATACTGGTAGTACATTAACAAATGGTGTAAATAATGTTATATTAGGTGCGAGTGCAAATGTTTCAACTTCAGCCGCTGTAAATCAAATTGTAATCGGTAAAGGTGCTACTGGAACAGGAAACAATGAAATTGCTTTAGGTGATACAAGTATATCAGCTATTAAAGCACAAGTTACAAGTATTACTGCATATTCTTCTGATGAAAGAACAAAGAAAGATATAAAAGATTATGATTTAAAAGGAGTAGACTTTGTAGATGAGTTACAATTAAAAACATATATTTACAAAAATCCAGCAGATTTTCCAGATGAAATAAGAAGTTCAAAGTGGGATGAAGATGGTGCTGAAAGACCAGAAGATCCAACTGAAGTTCAGGTTGGATTAATTGCACAAGAAGTAGAAGCGGCTCTTTCAAAGCATGGAATTAGCAATACAGAAACTTATGCCCCTACTCAAGAAAGTGGTATAAAAACTTTAACTTATGGAAATCTTATTTTTCCTTTAATTAAAGCAGTTCAAGAATTATCTGCAAGAGTAAAAGAATTAGAATCAAAGTAGATTTTAACTAACAAACAAAGGAGCTAAATAATGGCTAAAAAAGAAAAAGAACAAAAGCCTGTTTTAACTTTCGATGACAAAGAGTATATC